GACGGACATGCCGAATTGCTCGACGATGGCACCATGGAGATCACATTCGCATACCACAACGGCGACGAGGCCATACTCAAAGCCAAACAGGAGACTTCTTCAACAGCCTGCTAGAGCGGATTCCCACATTAAGTTGCGGACCAGTGGGGATATCTGTGCGCCGGCCACGTTCACTTTTATCGAGGGTTGAGAGGTCTCGATGATGCTTCTGCCGAATTTTCCTGGCTGGATTACGTCACCAGCCTGCCAGTCTTCTTCGCTCACGTGGAAATACATTGTCGCCTCAAGGTTAGCTCATGCCCATCCTGAAAAACGCACGGCACGAGAAGTTCGCGCAGGCCCGCGCGAAAGGCAATACAGTCGATGAGGCGTATGTCGTCGCCGGCTTCAAAGCCAACAGAGGAAATGCAGCACGTTTGAATGCAAATGAAAGCATTCAAGAGCGCGTAGCCGAAATCCAGGGTAAGGGCGCTCTCAAGGCGGAAGCGACCGTTGAACGTGTTCTGAAAGAGCTGTCTCGTATCGGCTTCTCCGATCTTCGCCGCGTGTTCGATGCGAACGGCAGGCTGCTTCGACCCGAAGAGTGGGATGATGACACAGCCGCAGCAGTCGCTTCGGTCGAAGTGGTGATCCGCAACACCGGCGACGGTGAGGTCGAGCACGTCCACAAGATTAAGGTCTGGGACAAGAACAGCGCCTTGGAGAAGCTCGCCAAGCACCTCGGTATGTTCATCGAGCGTGTCGAGCACTCTGGGAGCATGAGCCTCAATGTCTTGCCAGAGGATGCCGAACTGTGACGCATGCAGGTAGCTCGATTAACGGAGAAACAGCGAGAGGCTAATCGCCTCCTTGCCGGCCCGGCGCGCAACATCATGCTCCGCGGCGGGTCTCGTTCCGGAAAGACGTTCGTTCTTTGTCGGGCGCTGATCCAGCGAGCGATAAACGCTCCGGGTTCGCGGCACGTCATATTCAGGTTTCGGTTCAACCACGCGAAGACATCGGTCTGGTCCGATACGCTGCCCAAAGTTCTGGCCCTCTGCTTCCCGTCGGTTCGGGTGAGGTTTGACAAGACCGACTTCTATGTCGCGCTGCCGAACGGATCACAGATCTGGATAGCCGGCCTCGATGATAAGGAGCGGGTCGAGAAGATCCTGGGGCAGGAATACGCCACTCTCTACTTCAACGAGAGCAGCCAAATCCCTTGGGCATCCGTCGAAATGGCGATGTCTCGCTTGGCGCAGAAGTGCGAACTCGCTCCAGCGATCGCCGCCGCGACAGGCAGAAGGTACCTAGCCCTCAAGGCCTACTTCGACTGCAACCCGCCGTCTAAGCTCCATTGGAGCTTTCAGATGTTCCGGGCGAAGATGAAGCCGGGCACGAAGGAGAAGCTGGCCAAGCCGGAAGACTATGCCGAGATGCAGGTGAATCCTGCCGACAACTCGGAGAACCTGCCGCCTGAGTATTTCGAGGTTCTGGCCTCGATGTCCGCGCCGAAGAGGTTGCGGTTTGAGGCCGGAGAATGGGCCAGCGAAGTCAGCGGCGCTCTGTGGGCTCTTGAGGATCGCAAGGCGCCCGACGGGAAGCTGATGCCGGGAATAGACAGCCTGCGTGTCGCCAGCGCTCCTGAAATGCGGCGCATCGTCGTTTCCGTCGACCCCTCCGGTACGAGAGGCGATGGCGCGGGTGACGATATCGGTATCGTCGTCGCCGGCCTCGGCATCGATGGGCATGGCTACATTCTTGAGGATGGCACCTGCCAGTTGTCGCCAGAAGGATGGGGCAGGCGAGCGGCCGACCTCTACCATCGCCACCAGGCGCACCGGATCATTGGGGAACGGAACTTTGGCGGCGACATGGTGCGCTTCACCGTCTCGACGGCTGACAAGACCGCGCCCTTCAAGGAAGTTGTCGCCAGCCGAGGCAAAGCGGTGCGAGCAGAGCCTATCAGCGCGCTATATGAGCAGGGCAAGGTTCATCACGTCGGAGACTTCCCCGACCTTGAAGACCAGATGTGCAATTTCACGCCATCTGGATACCTCGGAGAGGGTTCACCTGACCGGGCCGACGCCCTGGTCTGGGCTCTCACCGAGTTGATGCTTGGAGGTTCGTCCTTCACGCTGACAAACGTTTAGGAGCGGACATGGCCAACATTATCGCGTTCGTACGCGACAGCCTGACAAACATAGTCGCCAGCCTGGGTACCAGCCGGGACAAGGCAGCGGCTAACGTCTATTCGATGCCAATGCTCACCGACGAGGAACTGCTCAACGCCTATCGCGGCGCGTGGCTCCCGAAGAAGATCGTAGACATCCCGGCATTCGACAGCATCCGTGCGTGGCGCGATTGGCAGGCGAAGAAGCCGCAGATCGAAGCGATCGAGGCCGAAGAGAAGCGGCTGAACGTTATGGGCAAGCTGCTGGAGACCCGCATCAAAGCGCGACTCTGGGGCGGCGCTGCTCTCGTCATCGGTACCGGCGACAAGGACCTGACGGCGCCGCTCGACGTCGAGCGCATCACGAAGGGCGGCCTGAAATACCTCACGGTCATGACGCGCCGCCACCTCACCGCCGGCAAGATCGAAAGAGATCCGGCGTCGGAGTGGTATGGCAAGGTCTATCAGCTGAACTCGGCCGATGGCGCGCAAATCGAAATACATCCGTCGCGCCTGGTCATCTTCAACGGCAGCCAGCAGCCGGACGAGGACATCGTAACGACCACCTATGCCGGCTGGGGCGACAGCGTCCTCTTGTCGGTGGTCGATGCAATCAAGCAGGCCGACGGTACCGCGGCGAACATTGCCAGCCTCGTTTTCGAGGCGAAGGTCAACGTGATCCGCATTCCGGATTTCATGCAGAACCTCGGTAACGCAGAGTACCGCGCCAAGATCCTCGAGCGCTATACGCTTGCGGCGACGGCAAAGGGCATAAACGGCGACCTGCTGCTCGACAAGGAAGAGGAATACGAGCAGAAGACGGCCAGCTTCGCCACGCTGCCAGAAGTCCTGATGTCGTTCCTGCAGATCGTCTCCGGCGCCGCGGACATTCCGGCTACCAGACTTCTCGGCCAGTCGCCGGCCGGCATGAACGCCACCGGCGAAAGCGACCTGCGCAACTATTACGACCGCTTACAGGCTATGCAGACCGTCGAGATGACGCCGGCGATGGCGCGCCTCGACGAGTGCCTGATCCGGAGCGCTCTCGGCTCTCGCGACCCGGACATCTACTACGACTGGGCGCCGCTCTGGGGCATGTCGGAGAAGGAAAAGGCCGACGTCTTCAAGACGAAAGCGGACGCGGCTCGGCAGTTGGTCGGAAGCGGTACGGGACAGGAGATCATCCCTCGCGATGCCGTTTCCGATGCTCTGGTCAACACCTTCATCGAAGACGGCTCGCTGCCCGGTCTCGATGCAGCGATCGAGGAGTACGGCAAGCTTTCTGAACAGGAGCCGGATGAGGAAGAGCGCGCCGCGGCAGCCACACAGACATCTGCAGCAATGAATCCGAGCGGCTGATCAAGTGGTGGAGAAAATCACCATGAAAAGACCGGCCCAGAACAAGGCCGACAACTCAGCCGCCAACAGGAAACCAAATGCGGTGTCGCTCATGTAATCCTCCGTAGGCAACCTCCATTGCCGAGAGGACTATAACGGACGAAAACCGGTCTCGCTACTCACTAAGATGCAAGTAGCGAGTAAACCAGGACGCCGACGGAACCCCAGAAGCCAACCATTACCAATGCCATCGCGGCAACCAAAACCTTCGTCACGACGAAACTCCACGACTGTTATGAACGTCCAGAACCTAGCCCGTGGCTGGAGTCTTGGTAACGGACCATGGTCTGATCTCGCTGCTTCGTTCGAATTGCCATTGCCGTCCTCACTAGGGCGGCTTCTCTTTTGAGGCAACCATGAAATTCACTGACTTAGGTCGTAAACTCATAAAATCACTTGTTGTTTAGTCGCGCCGATGATTCAAGGCTTCCGAATGAGGGAGCCTTGGAATGACGCGCCGCCGCTACGAACTCACCGACCACGAATGGTCAATCCTGTCGCCGCTGTTGCCCAACAAACCGCGTGGTGTTCCCCGCGTCGATGATCGGCGGGTGCTGAATGGCATCCTCTGGCGGTTTCGGACAGGCTCGCCCTGGGCGGAAATCCCGGAGCGCTATGGTCCGCCGACCACCTG